GAGGCACGCCCCCATTTTCCCTACCCGGCTAGAGGGCGGACGCTACTGCAGTGGTCACCAGTTGTCAACCGGGCAAATGCAGTCGGAGCACGAGGGTTGGTCGCCTCATTTGCTTCGTTAAATCCCAGACCCATGGCTATGCACGTCTGCGGCAGAGCGCAGTTGCACACACCGTCGTTCGGGACGTTGTTGCACGGACGTGGCTGTGCCACCACCTGGGCCTTGGGCCTGACAATTTACAGTGGAGTCTGTTACTCTCCCACCCGCACCTGGGTGTACTCAAGAAATGGTGCCGTACGCTTCCGCGAAGGGGGCCCCGTCATGGGTGATTGACCTCCGGTTGATGGTCCCGAAGACCACAACATAAACCGTGTATTGACAATGATGATGAACCCCGCCTTTGATTCATCCTTGTCGGTTTATGCCCTCCCTCCTCCCTTTGACTGGGCTGATGCTGTCGCCCAGATCATCGTATTTGCATCTTCCTGGTTCTTCTCGAAGGCTCTCCTGGTCGTTCAGAACCCCGTTGTGCTCTACGGCATCGTCATTCCTAAAGTGGTCCAGTACTACTTGTGGTTTGTCGTTGCCTGTGGTTTGTTGCTCCGGCGGTTGTTGTTCTGGCTGTGGCGCAACTTTGTTGCACACACCACCTTCGGGTGGTTGGTTGAACTGTTCCTGGCCTGGACGTTGCGCGGTTCGACAGCTCCTCCAGCCGTGCTGCAGGCTGAGGCCGTTTTCAATTCCGGTGTACCCGCACCGGTGGCGCACGCCGAAGGGATTCGGTTTGCGCAAGCAGCGCAGGTGACACACGCCAGTGTTACCGCTGGTGGGCTTACGCCTACCAGGCTTCGCTTGAGAGCCCGTTGGGTGTGCTCTCTCCAGGAGTACCTTGGCGCGAGACCTGGCACGATCGGTCGGCTCATTTCTAGGCGGTGGACACCAGACCTCCCTAGATCTGACAGGCCCGTGACTGTCAACTCCGTCCTGGCACTCCTGGATTGTGAGGCAAAGCTCCTTGGTGGGGGAGTAATCCGATCGAGTGACCCGGCCCGACACGAGCCTTTCATCGTGTTGGAGACGGACCATGGCCGCGAGGTCGTGGTGCCGAATTTGTTGGGAAAGCTCAGCCGTGGCACGTTCGGTAGGGAACGTGACGCCTCGCTCCTGGCTCAGCTGCGATCACGAGCTGTGGAGTGGTGTTCTGACGCGAAGGTGTTACCTTGCCTTGTACCTCTTTTGGTACCTGGCCATGTTGCACTCGCCATGCGTGAGACCACCTCCGAGGCCGCCGCTTGGCGGTCCCTGGACGAGGCAGGCATTTCACCCTATCAGAGTCCTTAGGACAGCCCGGTTTGCGTCGGAGGCCTATGCTATGGGACCCCACCTTCTGTGGGACTTCCCCCGGCTGCGGCTGGTACACTGGATACCTCGAACGTGGATTGGGCTATCTGCTCTGATAGTCGTAGGCAAATGCGCACCGCTTGGCGATCTGGGCTTGATACAACTTTTATACCAGTTTGCCACCGGTGTTGTCCACACAACGAAATCGCGGCCCTTGTTCTAAGGGCCATGGGACCTGTGCCCCCCCAGGTTTTTGGGGTCTTACCGGGGAGGACCGTTGGCGTTTGGCGCCACCTCCAGCGCTTTTGCGCAAGGTATGACCAGGGAGCTTGGTCCCACATCGCAACTGCCGAGAGCTATTCTGGGGCTCTGCGGCGACGCTACACGGAGGCCGCCCGTTCATTGGCCGATGACGGGCTTAGTAGGTTTCATGACTACTACCTCCGGCCGTTTCTCAAGTCTGAGAAGAATCGAGCGCCATCTAAGATGGCGAAACCCAGGTTGATCTACCCCAGATCACCTAGGTTCAATTTGGAACTCGCTTCGCGCCTCAAGCCATTCGAACATTGGCTATGGGGCAGGATTAACGGCAAAGTGTTTAAGTGCGGCGATGGGTCGCGATTAGTTGCAAAGGGCTTGAACCCTGTGCAAAGGGCTAACCTGATTGTTCGAAAGTTCAGGGCCATAGCCAATTGTGTTTGTTTTGAGATCGATGGCGCCGCTTTTGAGGCTCATGTTGGCCCCGCCCAACTTGTCGAGGAGCATTGTGTGTACAGGCGTGCGTTTCCTGGTGACAGGAGACTGCGCTGGTTACTCAACGCTCAGCGTCGGTTGGTTGGTACTGTCTCCAACGCCAAGTTTTCTCGTGATGGCTGTCGTGCCAGTGGTGACTTTAACACTGGGATGGGCAATTCACTTATCTTCCTTGTCGAGTGCATCTCTGCCCTTCGTGGGTGTGGTGTGCATTTCGACTTGTTGGTTGATGGTGATAATGCTCTTCTTTTTGTGTCTGAGCCCGACCTTGCACTCGTCATCCGTGACTTCCCTGTGTTGGTTGAACGTTCCTCCGGGCATGAGGTCAAGCTGGAGAGACCAACTAAGATCATTGAGGAGATCCGTTTCGGCGGGTCCGCTCCAGTCCAGGTCGGACGAGGGTGGGCAATGGTGCGTGAGTGGCACAGGGTCCTTTCGGGGGCCTTTGTATCGCACATTCACCTGCGAGAACCCAAGTTTGCGCGTATCTGGATGAACGGGGTTGCCCGTTGCGAGCTTTCCCTGGCTCGTGGGGTGCCTATTCTTCAGGAATGGGCCGTAAGAGCAATAAACACGTTGGCTACTGGCAAAAAGATCAAAGAGGACTTTTATCGGGATTATTTTGCTATGGGGGCTAGCTTGGCAACTCTGGACGAAGTTTCCACGGTCACTCTCGCAACACGTCTGTCCTTCGAGAGGGCTTTTGGGGTGTCTGTCGATGAGCAGTTGGCTATCGAAGCCGGTTTTAGCTTTGAGGGGATGAACCGGCCTTGGCGACACTTCGATCCGCACTCGTTCGAACGTTGGATGGACGAGGTTGGTGTTCACGAGACCTGGAGGCTTTGCTAGTTCTCCCTGCTCGCCAGTGCGTCAGTATGGTGTGGGTGCTGGGCGTGGTTGCCCCTCTTGATGTCTGACTGATCCTTAAGGAATTCACAATACCACTCTCCCTCGGATCTGGAGGGACCGCCAACTATGGGGAAGCGGTTAAACTGGTGGTGACGCAGACCTCTCTTGCGTGGGGCAGGCAAGTGCGCATTCGTTCGCGACCCTGGCGGCCGCGGCCCGGCAGCACCGGACCTTAGTACTGGCCCGTTGAAGGAGACACGGGTGGGTCCATACCCGTAGCCGAAAGTTGGCTGCACATCCTGG